AGACAGGGTTACCGCCGGCCTCGAAACTACTTACAAATGTGACGTCTCATAATATAGCACTGACGTCCTTTAAACACAATTTAAAGGAATTATTTTCATGCAGCAAAATCCCGACGCATTTCTAAAACTTCCGAGATCTCTACTCTCTTGCCAAATTTTTAAGTCTCTACCCACAAGCTACAAATGGGTCATTATATGCATGTATGAACTCGCTGCATATACTACAACAACATTAGATGATCATGGCATCCTCGTCACACTGCAACCAGGACAGCTTATGATCACTCATCGCCAACTTGCCAATTATGCCGGAGTCGATAAAAATATTGTCTCACGTGCCTTAGAAAAAACAGCTTTTATGCAAAAAGTGACACTAGAAGTGAGACATACTAAAACTATCATAACTCTCTTAGATTATGTCACTAATAAAACTGAAAAAAATCTAAGTGAGACACGAAGTGAGACATCTTCGAGACAACTTTGGGGCAGAAATAAAGAAATAAGAACTAAAGAAAACAACAACAACAACAACCCGGTTTTGGCCGCCAAAATTGAGCGTGTCGAAAATCAAGCGATTGCGGCCGACAACCGGGTATTTTTTTCATCTGAATTATCAAAAATGGTGAATCTGACTCCGGATCGCATAGCGACGTTGCAGCGATTTTATCCGGACGTAGACGTCAAGCGGGAGGTGCTGCGATTTGAGGCGTACTATCATGCTCGTCCGGAGGCTGCTGGCAAAGTGAGGGACTGGTATAAAGCTTTAGATGGTTGGATATCAAGGAGTTGGCGTAAAAGGATAACGCCGCGAGCCGGATCAGTGGATGATAACAAAGACTTTGTGTGTCAACGATTTAAGAACGGAGAAACGTACAATGGGGCAGAATGTTTTGTGAGTGAGACAGCAGTAGCATTTCAACGCGGGATGACGCATAAGCAATTGTATTTCAAAGACAAAGGGTTTAAAGAGCAGTTTGAGCACTTAGTGAGGACCTTCGTCTACGCAGGGAAAAACCCTAAAATCGAAAATTTGGTACTTTAAAAGCCCTACAACGAATTTACAATGTGGGGAGCTATGTTGACATGTCTGAGGTATTGTTCGAGCTTCTAGATGCCTTAAAATGATCGTACGATGGCAAATTTTTTAAGGTCATAAATTTGTCACGAAAATGATCTAATAAGTTGAAAAAACGATCATCAGCGCCCAACTCTTCAAGTTCTTCGACAATTCTTCTATAGCCGACAAAAGGAGAAATGCGGTTATCTTTACATAAAAACACGCTTAAATCATTAGCATTCTTGTCTTTACGCGATTGATCTAAGATGAATTTTAGATTAAAACAGGCTTTTCTTTTCTTCATAAGCAATTCAGAGAGACGTGATAGTTCCGGCGGTGGATTATCTCTACAGATACTATATATTAAGGTGGGATTGTCTTACAAGACTCTTAACAGTGCGTTGATCTTGACATAATTGTGGTATGGCTCTGTAGTGTAGTTGTGAGGGTGCATAATGATATGACCGCCGGCTGTTGTTGGATAGTCAAAAATAATCAAAGAGTGGTTAATCGTTGTGATATATTTCTTAGTTTCTGCGTAAATTTCAGGCGTGTCTAAATCGAGAAGGAAGTAGTTTGTTTCGGCTGAGTTTGGATGTCCGAGACAAGAAAACCAGTTTTTTTCATCTGTGGACGCGATTCTTTACAAAAATCTTTTCCGCGAAATAGCAAAAAGACAGATCTTATGCCTTCTTTGAATTCTTCGGGGATGTTTTGCATGGGGGTTTTGATGGTCGTGATTGGCAGTATCGGCAACTAGTATCAGAGCATTTATTTTCAGTCCACTCGATGCATTTTTTGCAAAAGTATGAGTCGAAATCTTGATTATAAGATGTGGGTGAGTTGCATTTTGAGCATTTTTTAGTCATTAAGTTCCTTAAAAAACTAGTGAGACGGAGAGCGGCTCCGGCTCACTAGACGCTTGAAACTTGTCAAACAAGCGTTTGTTGACAATATTACATAGATTACGAATAATTTCAATGTCCAAAAAATAAAAAATTATGTAATTAGATTGCATGACTATAGTGTATCATGTTGCGATTTTCAGTGAGTTTGTGCCGAGCGTTAAAAAGCTGTTCGGGAGTAGAGAGGAGGCATATACGTATGTGTGGACCTACATGGAACGGCATTTTCCGTTAGCGTCACTGAGCAAAAAGCTGACAAAAGATCAAGCGAGAAAGTTGCTTGAAGACGGATTTCATGTAGCGACAATTGATACGGAAAAGTGTCCGCGATTTAGAGATATGTTTTTGGAAGGTGGAAATGGCAAGAAGATGGAAGGTAGTCATAGAAGGAAAGCCGATTGCGCAAAAGAGGCCAGCACCGGGATTTCGGTGGGGAAAGCGAGTGATGAGAAACCCGAATGCGGAGCAAAAGACGGCATTGCAATGGATAGTGAAGACTCAACAAGCGCCGTTGTTGGGAGGAGCGATCAAAGTCAGGTTTGAATTTTATAGTGAGATACCGAAGAGTCGAAAGAATCTTGTTGTGGGGCAATGGGACATCGAGAAGCCGGACGTGGATAATTTGGCGAAGTTTTACTTGGATGTGTTGAGTGGGATAGTGTTTGAAGATGATGCGAGGGTAGTGATTTTAGAATGTGAGAAGCGTTGGGGTGATCGAAGTGAGACGAGGATAGAGGTGAGTGAACTATGAAGTTCATAGAATTAATGTGGTGTTAAAACAATTTTATCAGACTAGAGTGTAAAACGGATTTACATGAGCAAACAAACGAGGAGTGATTATGACTGTGAATTTTGACCCAACGGACTTAGACCCATCTGTAGAATATGTGTGGGGATTGTATGTGGATTTTTATAATGGAAATCCAGTGAATGTGTTTGTGGAAGGAAATCGATTGAAAGACATTGAGGATTTTCAGTTTTCGTTGATTCACGAGAAGGGCAATTGGGTATGTATTCCGACGCCGATGAGTTGGGTGGGTAGCAAGCATGAAGTATCGCAATTTTTCAGGATTAAGGATGTGAGGGGATATTCGGTTGCGAAGGTTTTCAACAAGAATTATGTGGGGAAATTGAATGAGACAAGTCAAGGTTAAGAGATTGCGTAAGTTGTATAGGTTGATAAAGGAACAATACCCTTGTTATGGTATTACGTGGCGTAAATTTAAGCGGATGAAATCGCATGGAAGAAGATGAATATGAAGAGGAATACAGCATTTATGTTCAATGTAATACAAGAAAAAAAATGTCAGGTCGGGAAGTGCTGAGGGTTTTAATGATCAAGGTTAAGGAAATGTTGATTGAGCAATTTGATCCTGAGGATTTAAGGGATTCGCTGAAAAATTATTGCAATTGGGTATTGAAAGAGGCGGTGACAGTGGACAAGAGAGGCGATAATGATGAGTGATGGTGAATTTGATTTTATTGCGCCATATCATAAAATCGTAGATGAGTTAAATGGAATGGATTTTGATACGTTGAAGGATTTATTGTTGTGGGCGAATTTATTGGGACGAGATGGGTTAGAGGCGACTGAGATCAAGTTTGAATATGGGACATTAATGTTATATGGGACAATGAATAAAACAGGATTAAAAGATGACTCAAGAAGAAGTTATTTTGGGATTAAGAAAGTACGCTTAATATTCTGATCTCTATTAAAGAAGCTTAGAGAGGCTATCAAACAACCTGATATATGGATGAAGATCAACTATTACGAGATCTTATTATTTCTAGCTCATCTGAAATTAAAATTGATTCTCCAACAATTTTGTCTTTGCAAGATACCGTTGATTACCTAGTCAAAAGATTTGGTAATGATTGGAGAAAAAATGATGAGGCTGTAGATACTGTTATATTCGCCTCTAATAATTTTAAATCTGAACATGTAAAAGAGATTATCCCAGATTTATATGATTTGCATGTAGAGTATAGAGATACTAAATCTATTAAAGGAAAATATTTAAATAAATATTTTGGAAGTTATGCGATAGAAGCTATGCATAGATTTTATTATCCTAAAAACTTTGGTGAGTACGAAGGTTCATTGCGTCACGAAAATGCCTGAACATGTTTCCGACTCCGGAAAACCGATAAACCATATCGATGATATCCTCGATATGGTTTATAATAAACTTAAGGGTGACGATGGAATATAGTGTACTAGAACGATTACCTAACAATGAACAACGATGCTTATGCTTTGGTTATAAGACCTTTTGTTGCAAAGAAGATATGGATGATGATCCTGAATGGCATGAAGTAACATTTATTTTTCATATTTCGACTTATAAGTTGAAAAAGGAATTCCCAGAAGATATTGAGGAATCTGTTTTAGAAAAAAGTGAAATAAAAGAAGATTGGAAAATTGGTAATGAATTTACTGAAAAAGAATCAAGTGATGGAGAATTTAAAAGATTTGAAGCTAAAATTCTCGCAGCATTAGGGAATAAGTAGTTATTATGAGTGAAAAGTTAGATGAAGAAATCGTTGCAGATTCTGATAAATTAGCTTTATCTATTTTGAAGCAGATGGCAGATCATATAGAGAAGTGCTATGATGATGATTTAAAAAAGCAGAGAGTTTTTTTAGGTGCTATTTGTTTGATGGTAGCATATTTGAGTGATAATCTATTAAAAGAAGAAAAAAAGGTGGCTTTCGAAAATTTCAAGAAAGCTATTTTGGTTGCAGTGAGAGAGGGTGAAGATGATGAATTTTAATTATTAATCTCCTTTAATTTTTAAAAATGTGATTTCGAATTTCATGGCCAGGTAGGTGATTACGCTGATCCATGTAGTGATCGCAATAATAAGCATAGGAATGACAGAAACTTCTTCGATATTGACGAAGCCAGTAATCCATAGAAGCAGAAATATAGAAGGTCCGGCGATGGGCGCTATGGCCATGAAATAGACCATGAATGCGATGATATAAGTTACAGTGTCTCCATGCATTAAGATGACCTGTATTTTTTATGTTAAAAATTTTTCTATAACCTGGTTATCTATTTCTTCATCAGGTAATTTACGATAATAAATTACGTGAATAGACTCAAATGATCATTCGGTTTCTTTATTCTTTTTTAGGTGAGATATAAACTTGTCATTAAGAATGATTATTTTGTGTGAGAATTTTACGGATTCGATTGTGGGTGGTGGTTTATATTGCACATAATGTTTATCTGGAAATTGTGAGGACCAGCCGCACCAGCATAAGGTGTAGACAGGAGAAGTAAATTCATGGCCATTTTTGCATTTCCAGACAGTCCACTTTATGTTGCCGTCGTGGTGATGCATAAACCCATTTACATCTTCATCAATGCTATAGGAAACCATATGAGAAAATATGGTGCTTTTAATGTCGCGAGTTCCACAGATTTTACAGATCATAAACCGTTGTTTGCAAATTTTGGTTCTGGTAGCCAGTAAAAGGATCTGTTGTCATAAAATTACTTTTACGGGTTTGTTGACTGGTTCATATCTTTCATTTACATGTGAAGCATTAATAAATCTAGTAGCTGGATTACCACCTTCCCATGCTGAATTTTGTCCATATGACTCGTGAATATGTCCAAAGACATGTAATTTTAATCTTTTTATGTTATTAAATATTTTATATGTCAATGACATTGATCCACAGTTTTGTCCTTGTTGATTCGTATCTAAGATTCCATAAGGAGGAGAATGGGTGATTAGTATGTCGATATCATGTGGTATAAGTTGCCAATATTCATCTAAGTGTTGTTCGGTATCGCAACCAAATGGCAGTGTGAATGCAGTGCAATGTTGGTTGATCCCAGGAAATGATGCGGTCCACGGGGAGCCCCAAATTTTGTATCCTTCAAATGTGGTACCGGTGTCGAAAAGGTATTCGGGCAATGTATCATCATGGATACCGATTAGTTTTTGTTCAGCAGAGGAGGCGCATTGGGTTAAGAAGTTATCGTGGTTGCCGCCGATGTAGATTATTTTTCGATATTTTTGTTTTTCAAGCCATTTGTAGAATTTGTCCCATGAATAAACAGTGTCATCGCAGGTGAGGTCGCCGGCGAGTATTAGGAGGTCGCCGCCGTTTAGTTCGGGAAAGTGGCCATGTAGGTCGCTGATGCAGTCAATGATCATTTGACTCCTAAAATTGCCCATTTATGATTTTTGATATTTTGGTTCAGGCATCCAATGAGTTGCATCTATTGGCAATGTTGAACAACCACACATTGAGTGGAATATTCTAAGGTTCTCATTGTACCAACATCGCACTGGTCCCATGTCTTCGATTCTTTCGTTGATCACCCACACGTTTTGGTCATCTTCCGGCATGCGTTCAGAGCAATTTATCCATTCCATAATCAATCCTTAGGTGGTGCAGGCAGTGGCATCCAATGAGTATTTAATGGAAATCGATCTCTATCGTATCTCCATTGCTTTAATTCGCCATCATATTTGTCAATATGCACTCCCCAAATTTCATGGAATACAAGAACTAATTTATTGCTTTCAGGAAGCCTATCGCTGCACTTTATCCATTGATTATCGCCTAAGTTCCATCTTGCGCCGCAGTTTGAGCATCTATCCATATATAAGTAGACCTTAAGTATGTGTACTAAGTTAAATTGCTATCGCCTTCAGGTGCATTGTAGACCATTTTGCTGGCGTCGGGAAAATGGTTGTCTTTAGTGTATGGAGCTCCTGACATGATATATTTAAGTGTTCTTCTCGGGTTGAAATTTTCTAAATCGACATATGAATAACTATGAATTAATAAATTAGTAGTTAAACAAGTTACAATTTCAGGTGCTGAATCACAAATATGTTTTATAGATTTTTCAAGACTCATATTTTAATCTAAGTTAATCATGGGTATTGAGGGACCGGAGACTTTAGGTAGGATGCCATCCCATTTCTGTACAGCTTGCCATTTGATGAGTTCAGGAGTCACTGATTTTGCAACGACTTCGTTGGATTTTGCTTCGGCGTGTGCTTGTACTAGGAGGCATTTAGCTTGTCCTTGAGCGCGTGCGATCTGTTTTTTAGCTTCGGCTTCTGCCTCGCGAAGTTCATTTTCGCGTTGTTCGGCGCGTTGAGTGGCCTCGATTTTTGCGTTGAGGGCAGCGATTACGCTGGAAGGGAAATGGAATCTGCCGATCAGATATATGCGTGAAATTTCGATTCCAAGAGGTCTTAGATCGCGTGAGACTTGATGTTGGACTATCTGGAAGAATTCTTCTTTGCCGCCGCCATATAGGTCATCTATGGCCATTTTACTAGCTTGAGAGTTAATAGCATCCCTAACATAATTGCGCACAAATAGCTGAGCGATATCATCCATACCTCGTCGATAGCGTTGGAATATAGTAGGCACAGATTCAGGACGGAGATGAAAAGTAATGCCAACATCAGCGTGTACAGCCATTCCTTCGCGTGTTTGAAAAGAAAATCCTTCATTATCGCCCTCCCAGGTGATATTTTGTTCAAAGATGGGAAATGAGTAAACATTTTTCCATGGTGCAATCCAGTGCATTCCTACGTGTAATTCTTGAGTTTCTACGCCTTTGTTGTCACCAAGAAGATCGACAACGACTCCCACATATCCAGGTGAGATCATTTTGAAACAAAGTAGCCATAAAAAAAATAAAGTTGAAAAAACGATGAAGAAGCCAATTTTTGTGGTTTTCGTGAAAATTGGTTTACGTTCCATTGTATCATTGAGGCGTGGATGTGAAATGAACATAGTGTTGCTTTTCATTAAAAGTGTTTTCCTTTTTCGCATGTGTGCGCTGACTCTGAATCAGAGTCAGCATCGGCAATCAAGTTATATATTTCATAATAGGAAATTTTTTCACCAATTCATTTAAATTATTATTTTTCATCATCTTCAAGGACGCCTCTTTTTAATACTTTTTTCTCGATATAAATTCTGGATGAAGCAAGTTTGTAATTGTATATTTCTGTAATCATATCTATGAAATCAATTATTCGTGAGCATGGGTGGACAGTTTGAATTAGGCGTTGCAAATTACGTAACCAGGTATCCCAATTAAAATCAGGATGTTTAAACATGATGGCTAATGCAGTAAAGAAACGTGTGTTGTTGATCCATTTTTGATGACCATGAATTTTACGTATGTAATCAACAGTTTGATTGATTTTGTCAAATATTTCATCTGACATCGGATTATTGAATATATAATCTCCTGATTTGAATTTATTATTAAAAGTTAATTTGGAGTGTCCAATTAATCTAATGGCTTGGCCAATACTTAAATTATGTTTTATCATAAAATCTTTAAATTTTTGGTATTCAACTTTTCCGTTTTTAATCCAAAAATTTAAATAATCATTATTGTTCCACAACTTAATATTTGTATTGAGGCGGATAATGTCATAGGGGTTTTCAGTTTGAACGATGTTGTAATATATACCTATTCCTAATTTTTTAGCGGCTTGAACTCTGTGTTGTCCGTCAATCACTTCGAAATCTTGATTGATCTGAATAGGTTTGAATTTGAGCAGGTTTTGAGTATTTATAGATTGCATGAGTCGTTGAACGTGTTTTTCATCGACTCCGCCAGCGCGATTATCAGTTCTAAATTTGAATTGATCAAGATTCTCTGTGTATTGTGTTCCAAAGTTCTGATTAAGTTCATCAAAAGATAAATCATTTCTAGTTACCATTTCTGAAGTTCTCCTTTAGATTTTCAAGCTCACCTTTTAATTCGATGTACATTTTAGCAAGCTCATTATGACGAGCGAAGAGTCCCTTGCGAACATTTTCAGTAGTCATGTGGATTTTTTCAATTTTCTCATCAAGTATGTCAATTCGTTCTGGTTTAAAGAAATCAGTTTGAATCATGGCCATAGTGCTACCTTTTTTTGGGTATAAAAATACATAATTCTATGGATAAGTTGCAAGTAAAAGAATTTTTTGTTAATTCAAGTCTATGCAATCAGGTAAATTGATCAATCGAGACAAGCTTTTAAAGGCGATTAAGAAATATCCAGGACGAGTCGGTTTAATTTGTAAGGCTGCTGGCATATCTACAAGCGCATATTATAAATACCGCGATCATGATCGAGAGATTGCGGAGGCTATTGCAGAAGCTAATGATGAATTTTATACGTCTTGTGAAGCTGAAGCGGATCAGATGCTGAAAGAGTCTGTGAACATTCTCAAAGAAAAGATTGAGACTGGAGATATGTATGCTGCTAAGATTGTATTTAATCGTCTAGCGTATCGTTATGGCTGGAGTCCTGTACGTGAAAGTGGGAAGTCCAATGAAGTGGCTACCCAATTCCAGTTAATAGATCCTGATGCGTAATCTAGATGCGTGAAATCGGCCGTCCTTATATTCCAAGAGATTATCAGAAGAAGTTTGAAAGTGCGATGCTTAAAGGTGTAAAACGTGCCTTTTTGTTGTATCATCGGCGTGCCGGCAAGGATGTAGCGTGCTGGAATTTTATGATTTATCAGGCGCAGCGGAGGGACATTCCGCCTGGGATATACTATTATGTTTTGCCTACATATAACCAGGGTCGCAAGGTTATCTGGGACGGCCAAACTGAATCTGGACTTCGGTTTTTAGACTATATTCCTGAGAGTATGCGTGAGAAGTCGCCTAATATGGCTGAGATGAAGATTAGGCTTAAAAACGGCAGTTTGATTCAGGTGGTTGGGGCAGAAAATTATAATGCTTTGAGAGGAACAAATCCGAAAGGAGTTGTCCTTAGTGAATTTGCCATGGAAGATCCTCGGATATGGACAGAGGTTATTTCACCGATTCTGGTTAAGAATGACGGGTGGGCGGTTTTTAATACAACGCCATTGGGAAAAAACCATGCCTATGATCTTTACAACTATGCAAAGGGAAATCCTGACAAATGGTTTGTGCAGCACCTGACGATTGAAGATACGGGATTATTTACTAACGAGCAGATTGAAGAGGAGAGGCGGCAGGGTAAGAGCGAGGATTTGATTCAGCAAGAATATTATTGCAGCTTTGAGAGGGGTATTGATGGAGCGTTCTACAGTAAATACATTACGCAGGCTAAAAACGATGATCGGATAGGACGTGTTCCATATGATCCGGGATCGAAAGTAAGCACTTTTTGGGATTTGGGTTTTGGTGACAGCACAGCTATTTGGTTTGCTCAATTTGTGGGAAATGAAATCAGGCTTGTAGATTATTACGAGAATCATGGAGAAGGTTTAGCGCATTATGGACGTATTTTGGATGAGAAGCGTCAGAAGCATGATATTATTTATGACAAGCATTGGGCGCCGCACGATGTGCGTGTTCATGAACTAGGGAGCGGCATCAGCAGATTGGATGTGGCAAGAAGTTTGGGAATTAATTTTCATATTACACCTGACATATCATTTGAAGACGGGATTGAGGCTGCACGAGGTATTTTCCATCGCTGTTATTTTGATTCGACAAGATGTGCGTATGGGATTAAATGTTTAGAAAATTATCGTCACAAGTGGAATGAGAAGATGGCAGTCTATTCAACGAGCCCTGTGCATGATTTTTCAAGCCATGGATCAGATGCATTTAGGTACCTTGCGGTCAATGTGAAGAGGAATTCATCGCAGCAAGGATTATCAAAAGATGAGTGGAAAAATGTTAGGAATAAAAATCTGTTTGCCTGAAATGTATGTAAAATGATATATGTTCTCTTATGTCTAAAACTAAACCATATCAAATTGGAAGAATTGCAGAGGATTTAATGAGCGAAGCTTTTGTGACAAATGAAAATAAAGCGAATCAGATTGCTGTTTTTAGTTATAGTCCACAATATTCGGAAATTGTGATCAAAATTGTTGATCATGATCATGTTTCTAGAATTGAGTTGAACTTAAAAGAATCGCAACAAGTAATTGATTTTATTCAAAAGGAAATGAATAAAATTAAAATTTATCAAGACAAAATGAATGAACTCAAAGGGGAAGCAGATCAATCATGAAAATTATTGAGGCTCTAAAACAAACCAAGGATTTAGCGAGAAAGGCTGATGATTTGATTGGTAAGATCAAATTATACTGTGCGGACTTAGATTACGAAAATCCAGTATATCCAGATCAGAAGGGACAGATCAGTAAATGGATTCAAGCACATCGAGATATTTGTCATGAAGTATTGCGTTTAAAGTTTTGTATTCAGAAAACAAATATTATGACTCAGGTGACGATTCAGATAGGTGATTGTGCTATTACAAAAAGTATTGCAGAATGGATCATTCGCAGGAAAGAGCTGGCATGCATAGAAAAGATGGCCTGGGATGCGTTGTCGGATAGGCAACTTAAAGATATGCGTATCCAGACCACAAATCAGGAAGTCAAAGACGTTAAGGTACGTCGTTATTTTGATGCAAGCGAGCGTGATAAATGGAGAGCAGAACTTGATTCAGAGCCTTCGTTGATTGATGCGAAGCTGGAAATCGTAAACGCGATCACAGACTTGATTGAGTAAAGATCACAATAAAATCAGATGCAAAGAGATAAAAATTACTAAACAGAAAAACTTTTTTGATTAGCTCAATGGTAGAGCGCAGCACTGATAATGCAGAGGTAGAGGGTTCGAATCCCTCATCAAAGGCCAGTTTTGGTCTGGATGATATAATTTTATCAAGGCTCAAGTCTTAAGTTTGAAGTCAATAAGGTTTACAAATAGTAAGGCTGAAGAGTAAAGTCAATAAGGTTAAACATGCGAAGGCATGAATGTCCTGGGATAGTTAAGGTGTTTCGACCGTGTGATCTGCCCAGGCTTCCTTTGTAGGCTGATTTTTTAAATTAATTCGGTAAAGTAGCTTAAGATAAGCAGGCCCTATATGGTAAATGTGCCATATGGGGTTTTTTTATTTAATGCAAAAGTGCAGCAGTTCATTTAAAGGGTACAGTTTCGATAAAGGGGGTAAATGTACCCTTTATCGCAGGTAAACTTCATGAAACATACCTCCTTTAGCTCTTTTCAAATGTACCCTATAATTTCAAACTATCAATATTAATTTACATAAAATCAGCCATAAATATGTTGATAAAAAACATATTTAATATGGCTTATAGCACTTCAGGAACTTCGAACGCTGCGGCATTCAATCAATTCTATTATGACGCCTATAGAACGTGGTCTGTCTATTATGCAGAGGCATACCGCGATGTAAGAGCCTATGCTGGTGATAACTGGACAAATCAAGAAAAGCAGCTTCTTCAGCATCAAAGACGCCAGATAATCGATCTAAACTACATTCGGCGAGTAATTAATCTTTATTCAGGATTTGAAAGGGAAAACCGAAAGTCAATCATTGTTGGTCCTGAGGAATATCAAGATGAAGATGCAGCAGATATTCTTTCGCAATTGATGTTGTATATCTATGACAAGGGTAATGCGCATCATTTTAATTCTGAGGCTTTTGAACATGCATTGAAATCTGGTCTAGGGATTATTGGAATCTACATTGACTATTCAAAAGACAAGATTAATGGCGATATCAAATTCTATTGGAAGCCATTTAACGCGGTGATGTTTGATCCTTATTTCACTAAAAGGGATCTAAGCGATTGTGATCAGGCATCAACGAGAGATCTGTTAAGTAAAGATCATGTGAAGCGATTACTGCCTTTTGTTTCAGAGAGAGAAATCGACGACATTCCAACGGGAATCAGAGACAACAAATACCAATATTTGGGTGTCTTCAGACAATACAACTCAACCTATATAGCCAAGCATTTAGTGACATATGACCAGTACTGGAAGACGAAGCAGGTGCCGGCAAAATATCTGATCGATCAGGAAACGGGCGAGCAGACAGAGTTTCGCGGCGATGATGAAGATATTGACATATTACATCGATTTATTCTGCCAAATAACGATCGAATTAAGTTGATTAATTCGCGCAAAAAAACGGTTGAATTAAGCGTGATTGTAGGTGGTACAGAACTGTATGTCGGTAAAGATCCTACTGGATTGGACGATTTTCCATTCAGACCAGTGATTCCTTATTTTGAGCCATTAATAGATACGTATGAGCTTAAGATACAAGGGGTTGTGAGATCAATGCGAGATAGCCAACGACTTTACAACCGTCGTGTGAGCCAAATGACAGATATCATGGAATCAATCATCAATTCTGGATGGATTATCCGAAATGGTGCAGTAGTTGATCCTGACATGTTGTATCAGACGGGGCAGGGAAGAAACATTGTTTTGGCTGATGGCTATACATTGGGCGATATTCAACAAATTCAGCCTCCGCAAGTGCCTCCAAGTTATTTCCAATATGTCGATGTCATGAAAAACAACATGATGGAGATTCCTGGTGGTTCTGAAGAGCTGATGGGTATTTCAAGCACTGGCGATTCACAGATCAGCGGTAAATTGGCGCAAGTTCGTGCAAGCAATGGATTGAGAGCAAACCGGAGCATCTTTGACAACTTCGAAGACACGTTGAAACAAGTAGGAAAACTTGTTTTGCAATGTGCTCAATTAAATTACTCGAAAGAAAAAATTCAAAGAATCGTAGGACGTGAAGTTCCCGATGAGATTTTGTCGTCATCATTCGAAAAATATGATTGTACGTTGAAAGAAGCAGTTCTGACACAAACGCAGAAGGAGGCTTACTATTACGAGCTGCTTAGACTGCGTGAACTTGGCATTGCGATTCCTGATGATGAAATCATTGAAGCCGCACCACTTCAAGGTAAAACCAAGCTTAAAGAACGAATTCAGAAACAAAACGAACAGCAGCAAGAGATGCAGAAGATTGAATTCGAAGATAAGAGACGAATTGATGAGCTTCAAGAGGCAAAAATTGAAGAGATGTTGTCACTTGCTCAAGAGCGTAGGGCGCGTGTTCTATCAGATATTGGATTGGCAAGAGAGCGTATATCAGAGGCTAAACAGAATAACTCTAAAGCCATTCTTGATGAGATTAAAGCAATAAAAGAATTAGAGGCCATGGATCGTCAAACGATAAGCGATTCGCTTGCCATGGCTGGGGAAATTGATCGTCAGGCTCGCGAGCAGGCCGAAACGATTATTGACACTGATATGCAGCGTCAAAAAGATATGCTCGTGCAACAAGGAGGCCAAGATGGCTTACGGTGATGGCAAAAAACAAATGATGCCAAACATGAAGGCTTATAACCGTGGTTACAAACCTAGTGAGGGTTCAGCTGGCGGTGAAGCTTTTGGAGAATATTCGAATAAAAAGAATCCACGTCCAGTACCAGAGAAGGGCTCTGAAATTAAAGCTGCTTCGGCATATGGAATGAATTCAGATAAGTCGAAAGTGATGCAGATGAAAAATCAGCAAATGAAGAAAGAAGACTTAAGAGGAACTGGATGCTAATTTTGCCTGAAAAAGTCCAGAGAGAGATCAATGAGCCGCTCAAAGAAGGTATTCGAAAGCAATTCAATGAGTTGCTTGAAAAAACTTTGAATGAGCACAAACACGTTGATCATTACTGGATTTTAGGCAAGTTACGGTTTCTTCCTGAGACTGACTTTAAGGTCGGTAAAATCTTTCTTGAGCGAAGTGACCAATTACCATCATTGGTATATGGAACATTCGTTTATTTCGTGGATAACCGGAAGGGCACAAAAGAGTTGCTGTGGACGATCGATAACCAAGGCAACATGAATGTGACTCCTACTGGTAAAACCTTCAAGGCCGTCTCTTGAATCTGCGAAAAAATTAAGGACGTTACGTGGTGCCAACGATAAGGGCGTTTACGGGTGAATATGACAGAAGAACAAGAAAAGCAACCTGACAACCCTGTCTCCGAGGTTGAGCAGTCTGTTGAGACGCAGCAAGAAGCCAAGATGGTTCCTTTGGCTGCATTAGAAGCTGAAAGGCATAAAAGGCAAGAAGAGTCCCAACGTCGAGCTGAGCTCGAGCAAAAAAATCGTTTGTATGAGGAATATGTACAAACATTAAAACAGGCCAAGCACGAAGAAGAGCCTGAGGAAGATTTGGGAGAGTTTTTGACCAGGGGTCAATTTAAACAACTTCAACAGCAATCGAAAAGAGAATTGCTGGAACATGCCTATTGCCAAGCGCATCCACAGATTGCCAAGCAGGTGACGCAAGCTTTACCAGAACTTATTAAACAAAAGCCCTGGGTAGCTTCGGTGATCGAGAATTCTCCGAATCGTTTTGCAATGGCTGCGGAATTATTGGGTGATTTAATGCCTAAAAAATCAACTCCAGATTATTCCAAAAAGCTGGAAGAAAACAGCAAGAAGCCGGGAAGTCCGGCGGCAGATGGCAAGAGTGCGCAACTATCAAAATCTGATTATTTGCGCAGCATTGCTGGTAAGCCTGAATTTAGAGAATATCGGAAGAAGTTGCTACAGGGTGGATAAAAAGGAGCCGAAATGGCTACAACGACTACCACACAAGTAGACCCAGAAGTCAACTTGTACTTTGACAACATTTTGCTGGATCGTCATCAGCCATATTATCCGCATGGATATTTTGCGCAAGAAAGACGTATTCCTCAAAAGAATTCAAAGACAGCAATTTTTAGAAGATTTGAAAACTTGGCTGATGCATTGACACCTCTTACTGAAGGTGTCACACCAGCATCTGAGCAAGTTTCTAAATTCGATATCACGACGGTCGTACCACAATACGGTAAGGTCGTCGAACTAAGCGATGATGTCATCATCACCGTTCAGGATCAAACAAGTAATGAAGTCGCTGACATGTTGGCACAAAACATGTATAGCACTTACGATGCACTTGTTCGTAATATGTTGAATGCGACAGCAACGCAAATTGATGCCATCAATGGTGTTAATGGAAATGCGATCACTGAAATCACAGTGACAGACATTGAACGTGCTGTGGATTATTTGGAAGGCCAAAATGGTAAAAAAATGGCACCAAATATCGAAGGAACAAATGCCTTTGGAACTGCTCCTGTATGGGCTGCATATTGGGGTATCATTCATACGGACATTCGTTCTGATATGAAAGCGTTAGACAACTTTACTTCGACAAACAATTATCCAAGACAGCAATCAGTTCTTGAAGCTGAGTTTTGTTCTACGGATGAAGTGCGTTGGGTTAAAACGTCTGTTGCATTTAAGTCAACAGCAACACCACCGGTGTATTCATGCTTTATGTTTGCAGCAAACGGATATGGTCGTGTTTCTATTGACGAACAGTCGATGGAAATGATCATCAAGCCATTGGGAGCAGGTCAAGACCCTCTAAACCAACGCCAAAGCATGGGTTGGAAGGGTCGTCTTGGTAGTGTCATCCTTGATGACAGTTGGGTCGTAAATCTTAGAGTAACGAAAGCATAAGGAGTGATTTATGGCTGCAATCATTGCGACAGCAAATAACCTGTATAACGGGTTAAGAGAACTTGAAAATGTAACAAACACCTATGGTGGATATCTCCAATCGGGTGGTGTTGCATACGACTTGGTTTTGCCTTTTGAACCGGACATGTTCCAATGGTGGAGATATACCACATATGGAACTGCTGGAACATTAGGTCAAGGGGTTTGGTTCCGTGACTTTCCGGCAGGTGACAGCTTAATTCAGCGGGCTATTGCTGATAATGGTGCCACAGGTAACCTAAACCTTGTGTTGGAGACAACTAATGGAGTGACAATCAACAATATTGATTCGTCATTCACTGATACCCATAAAACCATTAGTGGTGCAACGGCAGCTAATCCAGTTGTGATTACTACCTCAACGGCACATGGTTTTAGTACTGGGGATGAAGTGTTTATCACAAAAGTTGTAGGTATGACTCAATTGAATGAGCCATCGCGGAACCCGTACAAGATTACCGTTTTGACTTCGACGACTTTCAGTCTTCAAGATTTATTCGGTAACAACATCGACGGAAGTGCTTTTAGCGCTTACGTGTCGGGTGGGCAAGTCAACCGTGCTGGTCCAAGATTGGGTATTGTAAACAGTCAGCCTGTATATAGATTGACCTTAGGAACAGCTATTATGGGTGCAGACAACGACGTGATTTACTTCGTTGCGACTAAGTTTAACGCATACCAAAACAAAGGTGATGTAGCTTAATAATAAGGGGCGCGAGTACTCGCGCCCCATCATTTATGAGGAATTATGGCAAAAAAACTGCATGAACAAATTGAAGTAAAAGACACATCATGGATGGAAATGCCTCTAAATACTTTAGAGGATTACAGAGAATTCAACAAAATGGCACGAAGGAACGGCGTTAAAGTTCGTATCCCGCCTACACATTTGCACAAGCATGCCAAAGTTAAATTCCAGCGATTCGACCAACCAGAAAACGTGTTGAAGTTTTATCGATCTAATGCAGATATTGACTTTAAAGCGCAATTAAAGCCTGGACATGTTTATACGTTGCCAATGCCGATCATTAATTTCTTGAATAGTTTGTGTGAGCCGATATATGGCGAAGTAAAAAATGCAGATGGAATGACAGAAACACAACAGATTGGAGAACGAAATAGATTCAACTGTATGATCATTTCGGAAGATGCATATGCCTAAGACAGTTCAAGACGTACTTACTATTTTTAGGAATGTAACGGGTCGAACTGACATTCAAGATCCCATGTTCACTGATGAAATCATGATTGGTTATTTGAATGATTTTTATCAGTTGATCATGGGTCAAGAGGTGCGTCTATTTGAGAATAAGAGTTGGTACGAATTCAACATGACGATTGGTCAGTCTGATTATGACGTGGACACGCAGGCTACGGCGTCTACATCTACGTCTGGTACATCTATTTTAAGGCCACCAGCGTATGCAGATGGCTATTGGATTGCGTGGTATCAAGATCCAAAAATATTCTTCAACATATGGCCAGAAACACAAGTTTATGATCAGGCGAGGCCGACGTATGTGTTGTATTATGATCGAAAGTTAATCTTCAGGCAGCCTCCAGATCAGGCTTATCATATTAAGATTGCAAACTACACGATCAATCCTGCTATCAACAATGTCGGAGGCGAGATTGCGCAGGATTATTGGTTTAGGTATATCGCCTATGGTGCTGCGATTGACTTGCTAAATGACTATAACGAACTTGATCGAGCGAATAACTTAATGGGCGCATTTAATCGTTATAAAAATTTAGTACAGGCAAGAACATACACTCAAAATACAGAACAAAGAGCAGCCCCGAGCTTTTGAGGTTTTATGACATATAATCCTACAGTCCCGCAGCAGACAGAAAATCCTTTCAGTTTTGTTTTACAGGGACAAACGAATTTCACGCGTTTGAGAACAATCATTAACTCTGACCATCAGTTTAATGATGCAACACAGGCAAATGATGGTTATCACAAGATTGCTCATTTTGTGACGCAATCTGGAACTTTTGGTGATGGTACGCCAGCCGTGATTCCGGCAACAGGCCAGTTTTACACTAAAACCGTTCAAGGTGCTACGCATTTACTTTATAAGACTGGAGAAGTTTTAACTGATCAAAATAAAACATGGTTTATGTTATCTGCGGGATCCTGCCGTGCTTTTGTGAATTTTATTGGATCAGGAATTAATGGAGCGCAAACAATAAGAGCCAACTTTAATGTTTCTTCGGTCGTAAGGACTGCTGCCGGTCTTTATACGGTAAATTTCACGGAACCTATGTTCAATAATAATTATTGTTGGTCTGTAAGTGGATTTAATTTAAATGATACTAATCACATGATTTCAGGAGTTCAAAATAACGCTGCATCTTATGGGGGAGCTGTAACAACCACATCCATTTTAGTAAGATTTGGTGTGAATACTGGAGCTAATTCTGACCCTGTTGGTGGGGCATCAGTCATGATTTTTGGTGGCTAATGTACGAATCATTCATCATTGCGAACAACTCTACGGGTATTGATACGGCAAGGCAGCCATGGCTTATCCCAACGGATGCAAATCCTGTGTTGTTGGATAGCTATGTCTTTAGAGGTGTCATTGAAAAGCGTCAGGGGACATCAGATTTTGCCTATGGCACTTTTGGAGGAACTCCTTTGACCGAATCACGTATCGTAAACCGGATAACCGATGAGCCATTGACAACAGATGCTACGCCAGGAGGCCCTTTAGTTGTTGGTGGAGCAAGCCCAGGTCCGTATGCTTTTATTTACCAGAATGGTAGTAATCCTGCACAGCGAGCCATTCGTCGAGGAACTGCCACGGTCACCGCAGGTTCACAAACCGTCACTGACGATGGGTTAGGGAATTTCCTTCAGACAGCACCAGTTATTTCAATTACAGGCATTACTCAAGCCAACCCTGCGGTTGTGACAACATCAGGAGCGCATAACTTAACGACGGGTCAACAAGTTTTCATTAAATCTGTGTTGGGAATGACACAAATCAATTCCACACCTGGAGTGTTTTATACGATCACAGTAACAGGAGCCAATACCTTTTCGTTGGATGGTATTGATTCAACGGGGTTTTCTTCTTATACGTCTGGTGGAGAGGTGCAAAAGCTGTCGGGCACAATTGATTACATGACGGGTGCTGGGTCTGTCACCTTTGTGTCGAATGCTGGTGCTGTGCAGTTGCTGGGCACCTATGACTACCATCCAGGATTGCCGGTGATGGGTTTTCCTATCTTCATTACTGCTGTTAATGTCAAAGAATTGTTCGCTTTTGATGAGAAGTTTCAAAATAAATACAATATCTCAACAAATCGTCTTGATAGCATTAACAAAACGGTGTTGATCTCTGCGATCACTAATGCAAATCCAGCCCAAATTACCATAACGGCAGCTCATAATTTAAAGACAGGCGATAGGGTTTTTCTTTATGGCATTCAGGGTGCGGCTGGTCTAAGAACGACATTAAACAATCAAGAATTCGTCATTACAGTAAATGGAGCCACAACTTTTACGATTCCAGTGGATACAACGGCGTCAGGTGCTTATACGTCTGGAGGTACAGTTGAACAGATAGACAGCGGCACTAATGATGCGTTTTATAGCTGGATAAACTGGCCCGATAAAGATGGAAATGTGAGGTTTTTGTTCAGCAATAACAACACTAACGAGATACATTATTATCGACCTGATTTGACGCCGACCATCGGCGATTATATTAATTATCCAACAGTCGCAGCTCCACAATTTTTCATGAATGATGATGCGGGTGTTGCAGTGACATCGATCAAGTGCATGCTTATGTTTGCCATGAAAGATCGTTTACTCCTTCTACGTACTACTGAAAGTGGCGTATTAAAACCACGTCGCATCCGCATTTCTGGTACAGGCGCATTTAGCGATGATTTTAGAACTTCAGCTACTGGAGCAGGATTCATTGATATCCCAGAAGAATCATGGATAAACGGAGCTGCCTTTAACCGAGATGATTTACTTATTTTCACCGAGTATTCGACTTGGAGGCTTAGCTATACAGGAAATGATATTGTTCCCTTCACATTGGTAAAAGTGGATGAAAGCCGTGGATCTGGTGCACCTTTCGGATGCTTAACATATCTAAATCGAACAACAGCTGCTTCAACACGTGCTTTAGTTTACACTGATGGATATCAAGTGCGACGTAATGATGACATGATACCAGATTATTCTATCGACGAAATTGACGGTGATAATTTCCGTCTTTGTTTTGCAGGTTTTGTCGATGAAGATAGAGACCAATATTTATTGCATCCAAGTCCTGGTGAAGAGCAATCAGATCGAATATTGGTCCAGAATTATGATGAATTCAATTATGCGGTTTATCGTTTAGCTTTGTCAATTATCGGTCAGTATCAAGTTGTAAAAAACATCACTTGGGCTGACTTGACTACGGAGAATGGCTATCCAACATGGCAAGTTTTGGGAAGTAAATTCCGTAATTGGACGGCATTTGCTTTTAACGTTGGTGTGCCTGTTGCATTGGGCGGTGGTCATCATGGGCAGGTATGGCAACTGAATTCAGAAGAGACGGTAGACAATCCCGTCGCAGTAAGAGGAGTGACCAATGCGAATCCATGTGTTATTACAACGGATTATAATTCTTATCAAGAAGGCGATTTGGTTTATTTTCAGGGAGTAGAAGGGACTTCAGAGTTGAACTTTCAGCAATTTCGAATCGAAGCGATCAATTCGCCCTACGAGTTTTCATTACAAAATATCAATGCTGATGGAAGCACTAACTGGGGCATCTATGTTCCAAATACGGGTCGTGTGATGCGGGTTATTCCAATGGAGGTCTCATCCAAACAATTGAACCCGTTTGTTGAAAAATCGACAAAGATTCGTGTGGGATGGGTCTATTTTTATGTGTCGACCGACGATGATGATTCATCGCAACTTTTTGCTGACATCACTCCTATTGTGTCTGTGAGCGCAACAAATCCGGCTGTGATCAATTCTCCTGGTTCCAATTTAAAAACTGGAGACCAGGTTTATACCTTTCGTGTCGGGACCATGACTGGGATAAATGATCTAGTTTTAACTGCCACTAGAATCGATAATGACAACTTTTCAGTCCCTTTTGATGGAACCACATCAGGCACAGGTGTTGGAGGATTTTTCACTAAAAAACAACCTGTTTTTCTTGAGATTGAGATCACCTTGAATGACGTAGGGTATCCTTCTACAACTGCGCAACCTTATCGAGTTCTTTTACAGCAAAATCCTCAAGAAGTGGGGACTAAGCGCTGGTACAAATTGTTCGTAAACCAAACTGCAAGATTCATACAATATACAATCAAAAATGAGCAAGCATTAACGAATGTTCGTGTGCATGCTGTCATTTTGGGCGTATCACCATCGGGAGCACTTTACTAATGAAACTGCCGCAAACGTTTAATTTCGGTGATCTTAAAATTGAAGATCCAATCTTGTTCAGACAATTGAGTGAAATGTATTCTTATTTAGCTCTTGCTTTGAGTAATCGTCCTGAGACTGTAAAACGGGGAGCAGCGCCCACATCGCCAGCAGATATAAACAAAAACTTCCAAGTGGGCGATTTCTGGATCGATCAATCTGCTGATAAAGTATATTGTCTCACAAACCGTACAGATGATATTAATGTAACTTGGAGCATCTTAAATTGAGGTATTATGGACCCTGGAACTATCGCATTATTAGGAAGCCTTGCTAGCAGTGTTTTTGGATCCTTCCGCAAACGTAGAAAACGTAGATCGACATTTGACGATCGCCAGCAGCGTCTTTATGATATGCTGGATGAGGCGTTGTATGGAAGAGGTCCGCAAGCCGATTTATATAACGTAAATCCTGAAGAATGGAGGGATTATTTTGAACGCAATGTGCGACAACCTGCGATGGAGAGTTTTCAAAAAGAAACGGTTCCCACTATTACAGGTCAATTTAGAGGAGGGAATCTCATGAATTCGACTTATGCGGGTGAAGCGCTTACTGGTGCCGGTGAAAGGTTGCAAAAAGGGTTAGACGCACAATTAGCTGATATCTTGTTTAAAGCAAAGCAGGCAAGCTTAGATAGACGTTCAAGAGCCATAAGCGAACAATTAGGAAGAAACACGTTCGACTATGAAGATACCGAAAACCCATGGATGACGGCGGCACAAGAAGGTGCTAAATTTGCCGGTGGATATTACGGAAGGGGTTATAATCGCCCAGCATATGGAGGCTATGGAAGATAATGCCATCACCTAGATACATTCAAACACAAGATCCATTTAGCCAGACTATTCGTTCATTTTCAGAAGCGTTCCAGCCAGCTTATTTTGAAAGAAGGGAATCGGAACGTGAAGGCGATGTGTTATCTCAGATTTTGGCAGAGTCAAGGGACGATCCAGAAGCTGCGTTAATGCGCGCGATGAGTTCTGGATTGCCAGATCGCTCACGTACAAATATCGCCAATACGATTTCTGCCATTCAAAACATCAAACAACAGAAAAAACAAGAAGCCGAACGCACAAAATCTTTAGAAGGGAAAAAGAAGTTGGCTTTTTCTGCTGCAAAAAATATGGGTTTGATTAACAAAGACGCACCTTATGAATCGTTCGATTTAGATCCTGAAACTGTATTGAAAATGGAGATGGAGCGTTACAAACAAGAAGTCAAGCCTCCTGCGAAAAAAGCACCGACCGCAATCGAAAAACAACGTGATAAAATCGCGCAGGAGATTACTTCATATGCGCCAAAAGTAAAACAATCACGAGCCATTCTCAATCGATTAAGAGAATTAGCACCAAAACAATCTGGATTGTCAGGTTATTATAAATGGGCCACTGGAAGCCCGGAAAGTTCAGAATTTCAAGCATTAGGGTTAGCAGCAATTGAACCAGTGCTTAAAATTTTTAACCCAGTAGGCGCTATTCCTCAACAAAAGATTGAACTTATTAAATCCATTTATGCACCTAAGCCGACTGACCTTGCAGGTACAATCGAGGGTAAATTAAATGCTCTTGAGTTATTTGTAAAGCAAGCCGAAGAAAAATTAAATCATTATGAAGAATTAGCTAAACAATATGGAAACAATATTCCTTATGAAGAATTAATTAAAATTCAAGAAGAAGGAAATGTTTTAGTCGATCAAATGATTAGTCAAGGCTCAGCATTTGGTGGAGGCCAATCAGCACAGATAGCACAGACAAAACAAACATTTGAAAATTTACCACCAGCTAAAGATTTTACAAATCGCATTATCAAGAATCCTGAAACTGGTGAACGCATGAAAAGCGATGGAAAATCATGGGTAAAGGTTGATTAATATGGCTTGGGTTTTAGAAGAAGATACACAGCCAGCACAAACATCTGGAAATTGGGTTTTAGAACCTGAAGAAGTGCCTCCTCCTGGTGAACAAATTGCAAGAGGTGCAGCATTGGGGGCATTAGATATTCCTGTACTTCCATTAGTCCCATTTAGAGCAGTTCAAAAAGGTGGTGAATATTTTGGAAAAGCTTTAACAGGTCGCACTGAAGAAGCAGAGAGAACACCATCAGGCATGCTTCCAGGTCAACAAAACGTAAGCGATATTCAATTTGATATCTTGCAAAAGATGCGACGTGGTGAAACACCAACCTTTGAAGAACTGATGTTTTTGAGTGATGAAGATGTATTGCCTGCAGGAACTGCCGAATCTGTTTTTGCACCAATAACAAAAACTCAAGAGGAGATTTCAAAAGGCGGTGATATTGAAGAAATTGCTCGTCGTGCTACAAGAAGTGCTCCGTTTGCTTTAGGTGGTCCAGCATCTTATTTATGGTCTGCTGCATCAGATATTGCAGGACTTGGAGGAAAAAAAGTCGCTGAAGCCGCAGGATTTGGAGAGACTGGACAAACTGTGGCGGATATTTTAACTAGTTTAGGTTTCGGTTTAATTCCTGCATTTGCAAAAGTCGCTTCAAAAGCAGTTCAAGAGGTTCCTAAGACTGCTACCCAAAAAGGCGGCATTGGTGCAAGAGCTGAAATTCAAGCATCACGCAAGACATTAGATAAAAATCTTGAAAAATTAGAAAAGAATGCTATTGAAACGTGGAATCAACAAACTCAAAACATTTCAAAAAAAACTTTCAGTGAAAATCCTAAATTTCAATCACAAGAAATCGCCGATGAACTTCTAAAAGAAAACAATCAAGCATTCTTAAATAAGATTCATCCAACCGAGACAACAAGTAAAGAAGCTTGGACTTTCGTCAGAGAAGCAGCAGAAGAAACATTTAAAAAAGAAGAATCGGCTTACAAGCCATTGTATCAAGCCTCGATGAAACAAGCTGAAAACATGGCTTTGAAAGCTGAACCCACGCTCAATGCAGCAAAAAAAGCTTTAAAACGCCTCAACAGTATTGCAACGGAAGCTCCCGGCACAGAAGCTACAAGAAAAGTTTTAAACAACATTATCACAGATTTGTCGGGAGATGCAACAGCATCAAAAGGAATTAGATTAAAACAAATTCTAAATGATGTCATCAATTACGAAACTCTTACGCTTGCATTACGCGATAAAGTATTAAAACCTGTTGTAGAAACTTTACGCCAAAATATTCAAACATCATTAAGCGAACGCCCTTTGGTAAAAAACATTTTTAATGATGCTGAAAGAAAATTTGCTTCAACCGCAAAAAGATTTGGCCGAGATGCTATCAAAGAATTGAGATCCACAGAAACACCTGAAACATTGATCAATCAATTCAACAAGCCGTCCAATTTAGAAACACTTAAATCTATTGTTTCAGGCGATGCATACAATTTAGCTGAACGAAAAATCGTCGAGAATATTCTTGATAAATCTTTAGATTCTGCCAAATCCGAACTTCGCAATTTCGGTAAAGTGTTATCTCAAGGAGCACGTGAATCTGCTGAAATGATCTTGGAATCAAACAACAAATTAGCATCAGCGGGTCAAAAGCAACTGCTGCAAAATCGTATCTTAGAAGATGTCCAAAAAGCTGTTACAACTGGTAGCCGTCCGGAAACCACTTTAAAAGCCATGCAAACACCTCAAGGCTATAGAATTGTCAAAGAAACATTAAGTAAATCAGAAAATGGTAAACAGGTTCTTAAGACCATTGAAAAGCAATTCATGAATGATGTGTTTGATTCGATTTTTGATCAAAACAATCGCATTGATTGGAACAAGGCAAAAAATGTCTTAAAAGACCCTCAAGTGGCTCAAGTTGTTAAAGACATCGGAGGGAAAGAAGCGGTCGATTTCCTACAAAATATTGAAAAGTATGGTTCAAATATAACACATAATCTTGAAAAATTTACAAAACAAAATAAAAGTTGGACGGGAATCATTAGCGAAATCACCAATCATCCTGTGAAAGTACTGATGCATTCCATTGGATTTACAGCAGGCGGTCCTTTAGGAACGGCAGCAACTGCCGGTTTGATCGCAAGTTCACAAATTCTTGAAAAATCATTTCTAAAAATGATCACATCTCCAACTCTGCGAGGAGTAATTAGAGTTTTAGGTTCACGAGAATTAACAAGCCCTAAAACTCTCTATCAATCACTAATAAAATTAAATTATCTTCTTAAATAAGAATTTAAGATTCACTTATCCAGTAAGTTAATGCTGTGCAAATTAAAGTAAAAGATATTAAAAAATGAAGTGTCATACTATTTTTCTTCCTTCGCCAATTCTGTTGGCATAATGTTTTTCATCACAAGAACGGTCTTAATCACCGTGATGTCTTTTTCAATCTCATTGAATTTGCCGTTCATCCATAGCATGGATGACCCAAACGCCGCTAAGATGATTACAGTGTCTACATGCTTCTTCAGTGTATCCATAACCATTCTCCTTTATGCATTAATATACACATGTTCACTAATTTCCACAACTAAACAGATTATTTTAATATTCAAAGACTTATCTGCTATTTCAAAAGTGTCCACCACCGTGCCGACGTTTTATTTAATTCTCTGATCGTAAGTCACGCATCAAATGTTCATATCAACCCTCATTCAATGAAAATTGTGCATAACTGACATTTCATGAACAGCTCTATGAACAGCCATTTTCAGATGCAAATCTAAACTTACGAACATTTCCACCATCTCTTAAGAAGAAGAAATATATATTTTTATTACTCTCTTATTCTTCAGTCACAACTCATTAGTTTTCTTGTAAATAAATCCATCAAATCATAGATCAAAATTTAATATTAAAAGGAGTTGCTCTATGAGCCTTGCAAAATACCCACAGCGCTACGAAGGTGTTCTCTCAAGAAACCCACCAGCCATTATCAAAGCCAAACGCCAACCCACCACTTCAGACATTTCTTATCGAATCGGCACTATCTGGATTCACCTGCCGAGTAATGACGTGTACATCCTGACGTCGGTCGTATCAAATTCAGCTAACTGGGAAAATATTTCGCAAACTTCCCCGGACACAACCATTACCTTTAGCCAATCTCCCATCTTGCAAAGCAATGCTAATACGGGAGCAGCTCCCTCAGGCGCAACGGGTGCTGTAAACCTCATGATGTTAGAAGGCGGACGGGACATCATGCAGCAATTCATCATTGGAGCTGGCCAGACGATCATCGCCCCACGAATGACTTCGACTGGCTTGCTCACTTCTTTAGATCTGACGGCTACCGAAGGCGCTGAGTACAACTTTGGCGTTCTTGCAAATGGTCGCCATCAATATACAATCGGTACATCGGCAGCGTTCTTCGTGGAACTTCAAGTCAATGCCGCTGATATTGGAGGTCTTGATCCCTTCTTTGTAGGATTCAGAAAAAACCAAGCTAACCAAGCCACTTTTACGAACTATACAGACTTCGCGGCCATCGGCGCTAGGGCAACCACTGCTGCCGATGTTTGCGTGATTGGAAGCGATTTAAACAATGGTGGCGAGGTTTATACGAACACCACTGTTGCATGGACTGATGGCACAACTAAAACTTTCCGGGTTAATGTGTCATCTACCGGAGTTGTGACTTACTTGATCAATGGTGTAGCTCCAACTGTCACAGCTGCCTTCACTTTCGATAATGCCGACGTTGTGACTCCATTCATCAGGCATGAATTCGGTGCAACTAATCCCGGCGCAATCAACTGGATCAGCCTAAAAATTGGCTTTCAATAGAGGTTATAATGACTAAAAGCTTCAATCAGCCAGTACTAAAAGAAGATGCTTACGGAAATGTCATAGCAGAATCCTACCTCTCTGACATGAAATTCCGTGGCGAGTATTCAACTGGCAACATTATTTACCGCGGTTATGCGCGCCCCGGTACGGCAACAAGCGCTGCAAAATGGCAGATTGCGAAATTGACGTACTCAGGAAGTGACTTAACCCAAGTTGATTGGCCGCAAAGCGGTGGAATTGCTTCAAGCGAATTTATTTTTGTTTGGGATGATCGCGCTACATACACGTACTCATGAGGATTAAATGCCTTTTGCTTTCAATCCATTAACTGGAAGGCTGGATTACTACCAAACCAGCTCATCATCTGCTGTACTTGGGCCTGCAACAGCAACCGATAATGCGGTTGCTCGCTTTGACGGAACTACAGGAAAACTGATACAAAACAGCGTTGTGATCGTCAGCGACGCCGGCGACATAACTGGTGTTGCAGCGCTCACAATGACCGGAATTCTAAACACAGGATCCGGCCAGGTTGTAAAATACACAAATCCAGGCGCCTATCCATATGATGTTTTATCTACCGACTATTATGTCAGCGTAGACTCAACATCCGCTCGCACAATACGTCTTCCAAATGCACCAACGACTGCCACAGTTTATATTGTGAAAGATCGCAGCGGTCTTGCCGCCACAAACAACATCACTGTCACAACCGTCGGCGGCGTTGTAACCATTGATGGGGCTACATCCCAAACCATCAACGTAAATTACGGCTCTTTGAGCCTTATTTTTAATGGTACCTCTTATGAGATCTGGTAAACATGGCAACATCAGCAAATCAAATTGAAAAACGTATTGCGGAACAAAATAAACGATGGCTGGAACGTAAAGAGCCTGTCAAAAAAGTCAAAAAATACAATCGCTTCAGAAAGTTTGAGTTCGGACGAAAAAAAGAGTGTTTTGAAGGATTAACATAATATGAGCTATAACCAAATTATCCCATCGCTTCCAGCCCCTAATGGCGGTACTGGACAAACATCATATGCGTCAGGTGATATTTTATATGCATCTTCAACCACAACTTTAAGCAAACTGACAGCCCCCACTCGCCCAGGATCTGTTTTGATGTGGGATGGAACAGCTCCTTATTGGTTTGATCCTGTTAAGGATATGTGGATTGAAGATGATTTCGAATGCGGTTCTACAGCAACACCAGGAAATTCAGGGTTTGGGTCTATCGGATCAGGATCAGGATCCGGTCTTACGATTGCTAACACAACTTCCGGTGATGCCGCACACCCGGGAGTCGTCACCCTAAATACCGGGACTTCAGGTACAGGTTTAAATACCTTACGTTATCAAGGTTCAAATAACCAAGGCAATCTTCTTTTTGGCGGAGGCGCATACGATTTAACATGGGTGGTAAAGATACCAACACTGAGCGACGGAACCAACACATTCGTGGCGCGTTTAGGATTCGGATGCACTTCCGGAGCAGCTCAAGTGGCAGGGGCCTATTTTGAATACACCCACTCCGTAAATAGCGGCGCATGGCAGATTCTTACAGCCTCAAATAGCACTAGAACCACAAACAACACTTTAAATACCGTCGACACAAACTGGCATACTTATCGGATTACGGTAAATGCCGCAGCAACATCAATTGCTTTCTTTATAGACGGTGTGCAAGTCGCTAACTCCCCAATCACTACAAATATCCCTACTTCAAACGATAATAACAATAAATGTAATCCACTTGTCACCATAGTTCAGTCCGCGGGAGGGACTAACCGGATGATGGAAATTGATAAAATGTTTCTATTTGGAAAAATGACAAGCGCGAGATAAAAATGGTTAGTCCATATCAGCCACTCGATTATACAGGCAATAAAGAGTTTTACGTCCCATACGTCACGCGTAATCGCGACCCGCTGCCCCCGCAAGCAGCAAGCGCTGACTTCCGGAATCCCTCCACCGGTCGCCTTTATCCACTAAGCCAAATCTGGCGTAATTCTGTCACTAATGACATATGGATGCTGGTTGATATTTCCTCAAATCTGGGAAACTGGAAAAAAATCACCGGAGGAACAGTTTCCCCATTGTTAACAGTGACTGGCAACGATGGCGTTCCAAATGATGCAGATGCCAATGGAGACATCACTTTTTTGGGTGCTGTCGTCGCTAACTCCACTAACTCAACATTGGGTGTTGTCAAGCCGCTTTACATTAAATTCAATGCCGCCAATGTTGAAGACTGGCAAATTCAAGTCGGCGCTGCCATAGCTGCAACCGACATCACAAAAACAGGACTTCTTGCCGCAAACTCCGCTCAATTCACTGTGGATGCAAACGGGTTCTTAAGCCTTAAAGGATCATCTGTAAATCCACCTGTTCTTGGCCTTGTTTCCGATAACCCATTAACAGCCACCGCCGATGCTTCTGGAAATATCACATTACATGGTTTAACAGTTGCTAATGCAACACGAGCAAAGCCTTTATTTGTTAACAGACCTTCAGCAAATGCTCTCGATTGTGAAATCCAACTTAGTATTGCCAACACCACAAACAACAACCCAAATTTCGCAGGCATATCCTATTTCGATTCAGCAGAATTTACAGTGAATTCTTCTGGCTTTGTCAGCCTTGTAAACCCAAATGTTCCAACCACACCAACCGTTGCCGTCAATCTCGGGCTCACCCTTGCTGCCGGGGTCCTCACTCTATGCGCTCAAGACGGCACAGCTCTTAGCTCGACAAATAAAGGATACGTCGCAATGCCTGATAAAACCAATCCTGGGCTTACCGATGTGATCGAGATTACCGCGAATGTTACCCTTCAGGATTCAACAAGCGGCGGATCTACGGTCAATAATAATCAATTCGGATTAGAGTCTGGAGGAGTTCCTAATTGGCCGGCGATAATGTTTATCTATGTCTCCGTGGACGATGCTGGGGCTAATCCAGCAATATTCATTTCACGCTATCCTCACTACCGTAAAATGCCTGCTGCAGGTTCCGTATTTGGAAATTCAACCGCTACAGCCAATCTTGAGTCCGATTTTCTGGCATGGACTAACATAACACCTGGAAACTATGATGGAAACCCGTGTGTTAATATCGGGTCATTTAGAATGCAGAAAAATAACGGAACCAATGATTGGACATTTCAAACATTAGAAAACTATGATGGAATAAATCGCTATAATGAAGAACGTCTTCATTCAACGTTTTTTAACCAGGATGGAGCTGCCACAAATACATGTTTTATTCCGAATGGAGGAACCCCTGCTACCGGCGGATTGGTTCCATTCCAATATAAAGTAAATCGTGCCGGAATCGTTCATTGTGAAACATACACATTGGCACCATTTAATGGCGCTGGCGCTGGAGCTGTGCTTGCCCTATTTTCATTGCCTTTTATTCCTAACAACACTGCTGGAGGAAATGGAACTGGTCAATTTAGAAACTCCTCTGGAACTATCGCTTTAAACCCATACCTGACGGGAAATCAATATTTCGGATTCACTCGATGCGATAATGGCGCGGACTTGAATTGGGCCGACTTTACAACAGCAACCACGATGAGCCTTTCATTTGCTATTGATTATACACTCCCTAACCCACCTGTGTAATTATGACTAGAGAAGATTTTGAAAAGAAGTTAAGGCAGATTTTCGACTATCGTTACTGGCATCCCACTGTCACTTGCGTCGATGCTCTGATCAGAAACGACGTAGAAGCATTATCTGAAATAAATGATTGTATATCTAGTTGTGAAAGCAAAATTAACAACTACCTGACATTGTATGATGCAGCGTCAAATGATCAAGAGCGCTTAGACGTCATTGGATCAGTCGTTAAAAAATTGGGCTAACCTATTGCCTATCCATCCTTTTTTCATTATCCATAGATGCTTCTAAACACACAATTCGATAATCCAATCGATACAAAAAATAACACAAAATCACTTGCGCCAATGCCAAAATAATAATCGCTGTTTCACTTATCATTCATAATCTCCATTTTTTAATGTACTTTTACAGTACAGAAAATTATTGTAAATTTATCCAATTTCAATCAGGAAAACTAATAGGAAAATTGTATGCCATTAAAACGCGGAACCTCAAAAAAAACAATCTCTAAAAACATACGCACCGAAATGGCTTCTGGAAAGCCCCAAAAGCAAGCCATCGCTATAGCTCTCAGCCAAGCCCGTAAGTCAGGCGCCAAAATCCCAAAAAAAAGAAAAGTTAGGAAGTAGTTTCATGAAACATAAAACCAGAAAAGCATCCACACGAACCACAAACGGCCTACGCAAAACTGTACTCAAACACCTTGCCGAAGATACCGAAGAATTTAAAGAACAACTCGCCGACGACAAAAAGCTTAAGAAAAAGCTGTTGGCAAAAAAGAAACGCAAAAAATAAGGACCACCCATGGCTAAAAAAAATCCTCTCATATCTTTTGTCGAAGGAAAAAAACCCAACAAAATCCCAAAACCAAAAAGTCTGACCCCAAAACCAAGATACTCTAAAAAGAAAAAACGCATGTAAACCGGCTTGACATTGGAGCTTCTATGAAATTCTATGATTTATCTTTAGTCATTATTGGCGTCATAATCGTATCCGTTTGCATCGGATATGTCAGCTCACGTTATCTCGGTCAAGATAATCCCGTTGAAGAAACAGCCGAGGTTGTCATCCAACAACACACTGGAGTACCTATTGATCTAACCCCAGATACTCCGGAAAAAAAGATTGACCCAAAAATCATCGATTGATTATGTCAGGTTTGTAATCTCCTGTAAGTTTTGTTGGGCCCCGTCACAATCCGGGGCTTTTTATTTTTCGACTCTATTCTGGCTTTTTTTTAGCCTTTCTTATTCACCCACTTGAGATACTTAACCTTAAATCCTTCCTGGTCACTCAATGCTGCTTTACATAACTCAACGATATCCATCCCATAATGTTCAGCATATTTCATCAAGTACTCTAAAACCTTATCGGAATCTTGACCCTCTAACGAATTCTTGGCTCTGTTGATCACGTCCAACCTTTCGTCATCACTCATGTGAGCTTCATTTTCCTCAATCTCTACCTCAATCGTTCCGTTTTTGCTCTGGTCCATCTCCTCCTTTATGTAAAGACCACTCAAGTCATGTGGAAATGCCCGCCGAATCGCCGTCGCCTCAGCGCACTTACCAAGCATGACATGCGGCATCTTCGCCCAAAATTGCGTGACGCGCCCCTCCTTAGTCGTCTGTACAAACTCGTTGTAAAAACATGTGGCACTAACTTCATGCCATGTTCCATCAGGCGTCAGCTTTTTGATATACGCCGTCGCACTAATCATCCGGCCTTCTGCATCATAAGCAAACGTTGTCTCACGTCCCGGGCTGAACTTGCCCGTCCGGTCCGCAATCAACCGAAAGCCATCAATCCCTACTTGTATCGTCATCTCGTTTTTTTTCGTCGTACTATTCCACCTCTTGACCGGATAGATCTGCCGCATAAAAGGGTCCAACTGGGTACGAATGCAAGTAGCCTTAAAAATCACGTACTCATCATCAGTAAACCCTTGCTTGCACAACCAATCTCTCAATCCTTTGTCCTTCTCCTCAGGCGTCACCTCTTGCCTCTGATTCCTTAAAGCTAACTCTTGCATCCTAAATTCATCCTCTGTTAAAAATGGATTCGTTCTTTTTTCATGGTCATTGGAAAAAGATAGGGGTGGCTTCCCAGTTGCACCCCTTTTGTTTTCACTACTTGTCATCATAACTCGGCTCCTTCACTTTTAAATCAAAATATTTGTAAACATTGTAACACTGCTTGAACAACTCAAAGTAATACTTAAGCTCCTCAACTGTGTAGCGATACACTTTTGGCGCTTTACCCTCCTTGTTGACATGCACAACTTCTACCCCTAATATGTCCGTGTAAATCGGCTTTACAAGATGGTAGTACGCTGCCATTTGTAAAGGCCACGTTTTGCTTTTCCGACTGCTTGTCTTTAGATCTACAATCCATTGCCCTTCTTCATACAACATGAGATAGTCAATCTGCCCTGTAATCTGCAACTGATCGTCCCAATATCGCACTTCTTTCTCTATCACAATCTTTGCATCAAACCAGCAAAAAAAACTCTCGACATATTTCTGCACTTCCTCCGACATTTGCGGCGGCTCTAATCCGCTAATAATTCCCGCGCAAACCCGATGCACATACTCGCCCCGCGCTGCTGCATTTGCCAGCACTTGCGGATCCACAAATTGCAGCCCGCTATAAGGTGACAAAATATCCGTCACCCTTGTGTATGTGTCACGCACATTTTTCGAGTTATCTGCTGATTGCTTGTTTAATTCCACGTCTCACCTCCTGCGCATGATGCGCCACTTCCCACAATACCATCCGCAACCGCGATTTCACCCTTACGTACCGCGATAAATAGTCGTCGCCTGGCAGATCGTCTAACAAACTATCTATCTGATCCTCAATTGACCTAATGTCAATATCTTCTGTCTCAATAAATACGTTATTCATTAATTCAATCCTTGTCGCTTACGCAATTTTCTTCACAAGATTTTTTGTATAGTGCTGCTGCTGATTCCACTGAAATTTTAAACAATTCAAAAGCCGCTTCTTCATTCGGCGCACATTGCAGTGCGCCAATTGCTAGGCCCGCAATCATATGATAAAAGAAATCTTCAATTTTCATTTTGTCTTTGTATTTCAAAAATAATTTAATAATATCTTTATGTAATTTTTCATTAATATCTGACACATCTTCTTGTTTGTTTTTCATATAATCTCCTTGTAGTTTTTTAATTAACAAATTTTGCCATACAATCATTCCATCTAGGAATTGCGTAATCACTTACTCGTGTTGACCTTGTAAATACTTCATACTCAAGATCATCTTCTTCCTTTACCTCAAAATAATCCTCAGGAAAAAATCCCTCTGGCACATCCTCATAATCGTCATTCATCGGCCGCTCCTTTGTTGACGCATCTACTGTTTGTACACTTTATTCTCAACTCTCTTGATACTAATCTCCTTATTTGATATGTTATGTATTATAGCACATATGTATTATAATATACAACTTAAAACATAGGCACCCATGGAACTTCGCAAATATTTGCAACTGTCTAAATCAAACATGCATCGCTTTTCAAAATTGTCCGGAATCGAACCCCGCACTCTCTACGGAATCATTAACGGAAGAAATGAACCCCGACTAAAAACTATCTTGAAAATTGAACACTACACAAACGGGCAAGTCACTATCTACGACTTAAAGAAATACTTTGAAGAATCACACCCCAAAAATTAAAGGATTGTTTTCTCACATGAAAATTTCCCTGGCACACTTACAAGCTATCGCTACACACTGTCCACGCACTCTCTCCGTATATCTTCTCCTCCTTGAGCTTGCTCCTGAAGGCGATACACAACAAACAATCATTCTCACAAAAACTTATTGCGAAAATAATTACCTTTCTTGGGCCAAAACTAAACATGATATCATCGCACTCGCCGCCTCCCATATCCTGACTTTTACTTACGCCGACGAGTGCACCCTCGCTGTCAATCTCGAGGTCGACCTCGATGATTCTCTTGTTGATGCAGTGCCGTAATCAATGCATCTATCACAAATTTCTTGATAGTCATACCCTCCGATACCGCCCTACTCTTTACCCTCTTGTAAAAATCTCGCGACATGTGCACTTCAAGTCGCTTTGTTAGTTTTTCTTTCTCTTCTTTCATAATTTTAATTCGCTTGTATGTTAATAATAAAATTTTTCTTCATCTCGATAATCGTAGCCCTCATAACGTTTTGCAAGCTCTTTTTCTGCATAACCGTCTTCAAATTCCTCGCTCCAATTCTCAATGTTACATAATCGTGCATCACAACCCTTGAATATTTCTTCCGCCATCTCATTACTCATCCACAACGTACCATCATTCCAACTTCCCTCATCTAAACAAAATTCTGCGCGCCACTCACCTTCCTCATTACGCCCAATGTTAAATTGTTGCGGTAATTCATGCTCTTCGTGATATTTTAAATACTCGTTCTTCGCTGCAATAATAACTTCATTTGTAAAATTCTTCATTTGCTTCTCCTGTTGTTTGTTTTTTTTCTTGCTATAAATTATTTTGGCACCATTTCAAAACGATTAATCCCAAAATCTTTCAGTATTTGTTTTTCTTCTGCGAAATTTTTGCAGTTAGATAAATCAGTTGCTAATGTATAGATCATCAAAATACTCTGACGATCGTATGATCTATCGAAAAACTGAAACAAATACCACTTTATAAAATTCAGCTTGTCTTCTACTGTCTCAGCTTCTTCCCATCCCTTTTGAAATCTTATGTCGTCTGCCACGTTTTTTATTTGTTCGATTTTGCTTTCCATATTTGCTCCTGATTTTGTTTGTTATCGTTTGTTTTTATATGTTAACGTTTTTTTTTGAAAAAATTTATCCAATGCCTCTCTCACATTTTTGCCCGTTACGTAATATACTTTGTCCATTTGCTGTTGCTTTTGTCCATCCACCCAAAAATCTGCATATGTCGTAATAACATATAATTTTTTGTCACCCAGCTTGTTGTGCAAACCAAAAACTATTTCTGCGTCGCCTTCGTCTAGCTCTATTTTAAAATTTTTCATAATCTCTCTTTTTTTTGTCTGTTGTCTATAACCGCTGCTACAACCCGCCGCGTTTGATGGCGCGGTCACCGGGGAGACTTACTGTTATGCACTACAATATACAATAATACCGTATTTCCCGTCAACGCGATTGTGTATTTTTTTCGCAATCTTCAAAAATTCTGATCTTTAAAATTAAATATTGTGATAAATAGAAAAGGCCGGTTACCGCCGGCCTCGAAACTACTTACAAATGTGACGTCTCATAATATA